CAAAGGAGTTATTGCACAAAAAGGATACACAGATATGTTTGCTTTTTAGAGGATATAGACTGTATAATACAGATAAGTTTAAATATATTAAAAAATAAGGTGATACTATGCTACAGGAAATATTAAAAAAGTGTAAGAATAAATATAATCTTACAACAATTAATATAAAAAAACTATATTTTAAGATTAAAGAAAAAATCAAAAAATCAAAAATTAAGTTTAAGAAAAAAATTGTTTCTATTTATAAGGGATACAAAATTAAAATTGATTGGTCAATAGAGTTTTTTATGGCTGTATTTTTATATGGAATAGTTTTGAATTTTATAGTTCATACATTGTTTGGATGGATAGGAATAGGGTTTAGAAATACAATGGCTATAGGATTTTTATTTTATTTTATTAAAGAAGAGATGCCAAGGATAATAATTAAATGTAAAACATTGAAGTAGGTGATTAACTATGCGAACAATTGAAGAAGTTTATTTAAGCTCAAATTCTCAACCAAAAATATTAAGTGGGATGGGAAGCAACGGAATTCCAAAATCTCAAAAGACAACACCCCAAATCCAAAGAGTTCCAGCAAGTGAGTTAGAACTTACATATTTGCATAACCCTTTAATCTTTAATGGAATTAACAAAATAGTTCAAACTATAATGTCTGCTCAACATGAGCTTGAATGCAAAGATCCAAAAGTAAAAGCATACTTTCTTAATTTTTTTGAGAAGTTAGGTAACTCAGGTTCAGATACAACCTGGGATGAATTATTATCTACTATTTACAAGTACCAATTAATATATGGGAAGTCTTGGGTAGAAAATGTTTATAATAAACTGGGAAACAGAATTGTTGATTGGGATTCTATTGATCCAAAAAAGATGGATTATTTAAAAACAAGTAATCAACAAATAGCCCTTGATTCATATGGAAACCCTCTTGGATATGTTGAGAAGCTTCCTTATGGTGTTACTCCAAATGATGAACAGCAGTTACCAAAAGAATTACAAAATAAAGAGTGTGCAATTGAGCCAGGTTCTATTTATCTTTCTCCAGAAAGAATAGCATTGTTAAAATTATTTACTATTGGTGATGGTTTTTATCCTATTGGATTAATAGAGCCTATCTATAAAACCTCATTAAGAAAGCTAAACATAGAAGAAGCATTAGCAAATGCAATTTGGAGACATGGATTTCCAACATTCTTAGCTAAAATAGGAGATCCAAACCATGAGCCTACTCCTCAACAAGTGCAGCATACTTTAGAAAAGTTAAGAGATTCAAGCTTTAAGCAGGAGTTAGCAGTTCCATATTTTACAGACCTTTCAATTATTGAAAGTAAAAAATCTGAAAGATTAAAAGAACATTTAGAATACTTTCAGGATCAGGAGATTGCAGGCTTAGGAATACCTAAACCTTTTTGCACAGGTGGTGGAGAAGCAACTAATAGAGCAACATTAGGAAACCAGCAAGGAATGTTTCAACTTACATTAAGAGATATAACTGATAAAACTTCAGAAAGTATAAGAAAATATATGTTTAAGCCAATTTGTGATTTAGAGGGATTTAAAGAAGTTCCTTATCTTAAGTGGGATGTTATTGGTGTAGATGAACTGAATGATAAAGCAAAAAGACTTATTAGTTATGTTAAGGCAGGAGTTTTAGATTCAGCAAAGCTAACTGCATTCATAGAAAAAGTGGAAAAGTTATAATGGAAGCAATACTATTAAAGGAAGGAAATGAAAACGCATTAGTATTAAAAACAAATAATGGTAATTTTTTAATAGATGTAACTCCCAATATATTCAAAAAGTTACAAGAAGAAGATGTTCCTGAAATTAATTGTTTAATTTTAACTAAAGAACCAACTTCTGAGGCCCTTCCAAGTTTTATTAAATGGTTATCCAAAAAAGATCTTAATCAAATTGTTACCCTTATGCCTGTTGAATTAGCAGACAAATTAAAAGAGCATAACCTTGATTTAGGTTATTTTGAAATAATGTATTATCAACCTGGTGTAACAATGAGGTTTGAAGGAAATGACAATATGAAAGTTACACCTTTTAGTACAGGTGGGGGAGTAAGATTATTTGATGTTGTTTTCTTGAATGGTGGAGTAGCCACTCATAAAGAATTAGAAAATTCTAAGTTAATAATAACTAATAACTGTAAGTGGTTTAATTCACTTGATAGCAATTTTGCTTTTGAATTACAAGAGTATTCTAAAATAAATCCTCAGCAAGTGGTAATTTCTAATAATAATTATCCGGATGATGCCATAGAATCTGTAGAACAATATTGGAAAGAAATCCAAGGTTGTGCCGACACCAAATTTAGTATAGCAAAGGGAAATAAAGTTATCAAAATGAAAGAGCATATATCTCAGGTACTACGCAATATAAATGAGGGAATGGTAATTTCCTGCGCAGCTGAAATTTATTCTGGAATTAAAAATGCAATAGTAATGCCTAAGTTATATAATAGTAAAATAGACAAATTTTTATATTTAATGGATCAGGATTTTTGTTATGGTGTTATTAGGATTAAAAGACCAGATAAAATAAACTTAGAAGAATTTACTAACCTTGAAGACAAACATAAAATAACTGAAGATGAAAGAAAAAAATGGTGGCCATATAAAGAAATATTGTATTGTTATAATTATGATTTAGCTGAGAGATATGATACTCCAAAAAAGATTTCATTAAAAAATAATTCTAATAATGTTTTTATAGATGAATGGAATTATGAAAAACAGAAATTAAATGATTCAGATAATTGGAAAATATTAAATGCATTGTATTCATCAAAAAAGATGGGCCTTAAGGTAAAACAATCTTTTGATGAAATAATAAACCAGGCTAAATCAATTTACTTAGAACTTAATAAAAAAGATATTAAGTTGGATCCAGAAGATATGAAGGGATATTCAAGGGAGTTATATAATAAGGCTATAGGAAAAACTATCACAAAAGATTTATCTAATCCTTCAGAGATATTAAAAGAGTTTGAAGATAAAAAAATAATAAAAGATTTTATTTCAATTGTTGAATGCAATGATTCCAATAAGGTTAATATTTTAATTAGGTTAAACCAGTCCACAGAAGCTATAAAACAAGCTATGGAAACTAAAATATTAAAGGATTTATCATTTGAAGAAGATGTTAATTTTATTTGGGGAGATCCAGAAGAACCACATAATACATACATCCCACTATATAATTTAAAATTAGAAAGAATTATGCCATTGAAAATTATTAAAATGATGGAAGAACCATTAGAGTTAAATGAGCTAAATCCTTTTTATCCCATGAAATCAAAGAAAATATTTAATGAGATAGAGACTGCAACAAATTTCATGTTTGAAAAAACAGAAGATAAGTATGCTCTTGAACAAAGATATAATGGGTATAGAGCACTTTTAATTAAAAATGGAAATTCTATAAAGTTATATTCAAACCAAAAAAAAGATGTAAGTGATAAATTTGATACCATACTTAACGAAGCAGAAGATTTAATAAATGGTGATTTTATTATTGATGGGAATATAGTATATAATGATGGGGGAAGGTCAAAAATAGCAAACTATATTGCTGGTACAGATAAGATTGATGATGAAAACAAATTAAGCTTTCAGGCCTTTGATATGGTATATTCTAAAGGAGATTTAACAGATAAGCCATGGTATGAAAGAAAAGGAACATTACACAATATAAATTTTAGTAAGCATATTAAAGAAACAAATAGTATTATTGTTGAAGGTTTATTAGACTCAAAGAAAGCAATAAACTTCTGTAGAAACCTTTCTGGATCAAATGGAGCAATCATAAAAAAATATAATAGCAAATATAAAAAAGATGGTGAAAATTCCGATTGGATAACTGTTCTAAAATCTGAAGAATTGGAGGCAACACCATCTGCAACAACAACAGGAACTACAGGCATTTCAACTGTTGCAGGAAAGAAATGGAAGAAAGAGATAATAGAAGCATCCAAAAAATAGTGAAAAAGAAGGTGATTTAATTTGAAAGGAAGAAAAGTAGGCCAAACAGAAGTTACAGTTGATGAAATGCAAGAGATATTAAATTTAACAAAAGCTGGTTCTAGTCGCAGACACATCGCAGAATCCATAAATAGGTCTATGAACACCGTTTGGAGATACCAAAAGAAGCTAAATTTGCTATAATTCTGACAAATTTTAAGAAATTTATTTAAATACGAAAAATTGTCTATACCAGTATGGCAAATAATATACTAATTGAAGAATCTGATTCTAAGGATTTACTTGATAAAGTAAAAACAAATAATCTTGCAGGAAAAGAACCTGAAATAGATATTGAAAATATCAAGATACCTTATGTTATTAAGAATAAAATCTTAATGAGTCCTGGAGTTTGGAATAATTATTATTATTCTAACAAAGCAATTAGTGATGCATACCTTAAAACAAGGTGGGATGAAAAACAAAATAGATCTTTATTTTTAGATCATTTGGACCAGTCTACAAAAGAGTGGATAGGCGAAATAATAAACCCTAGAATGGAAGGAGAGGATTTAATGGGGGATTTAGTAATAGTGGATAAACCTACAGCACAAAAATTAGCTTATGGTGCTAAAATGGGTATTTCACCAAAAGTTCATGGGGAGCAGGAAGACAATAAAATGTTGAGTTTCCTGTATGATAACTTTAGTGTGGTTATCAACCCGGCAGTTAAAACTGCTTATATAAACAATATGGAGGTAAAAATGGCTGAAGAAAAAGAAAAAGTAGAAGATGTTCCTAAAGAGCCTGCTACTACAGAGGAAGTTAAAACAGAAGAACCTGTAGCAGAAGAAGTTAAAACAGAAGAACCAGCAGTAGAGGAACCTGCAAAAGAAGAACCAGTAGTTGCAGAGGAACCTGCAAAAGAAGAACCTGTTGAAACACAGATGTCTGAAACAGATGAGATATTATCTGCTGTTGAAGAGGCAAATGCTGATCTTGGTGGCATATTAAAGAAAGCTAAAGAGATTAGAAAAGAAGGTGAAAGTTGGAAAGATGCTGTAAAGAGAGCTTCTGCATCAATGGCAGAAGAAAAACCTAAAAAGGAAAAGGAAGAACCAGCAAAAGAAGAACCTAAACCAGAAGTAAAGATGGCTGATATTGATGTTGTAAATCAAATAGTCAAGCTAGCTCAAATGTTGGCAGTTAAGAAAGAATTGCCAGTACCAGAAGTACCAGAAGTAGAGAAAAAGAAAGAAGAGCCAAAAGCAGAAAAAATGAGTGAAGACACAGAGAAGATGATAAGTGAGCTTAGTGAAAAAGTGACAGACTTGACAAAGAAACTCAACGAACCAGATAAGATTTCTCAGAAAGGAGAACAAATCTTGTCAGAAACAGATCAAGAAAAGAAAGTAGAACAAAATCTTGATGAAGCATTTTTGAATGTGCTTAAAGATATAAACTAAATAAGGAGGAAAAATGAAAAATACAATACAAGAACTTGGCGCAACATCAAACGCAACCACAACTGATACAGCTGGATTAAATAGTATAGTAACAGGTGTAGTAGGTAAAGTATGGTTACAAGAATTGTTAAAGTTCGCCCAACAGAAAATGTACTTTGAGCAGTTTGCTTACAAGGTAAACGCACCAAAGGGAAACAAGGACATCGCAGTACCACTATATACATCAAATCTTGATTTTAGTGACACAACTGCACAGGCAAGTACAAGAACAATGACCTCAATAAGTAACTTAACATCAGTAGTGTTTACTCCAACAACACATAAATTTGGAGTAGCAATATCAAAAGATGTTGTAAGGACATCCCAGGTAGATGTTGTTAAACATGCAAGAGAGCAGATGGTTTATGATGCTGCACTTACAATAGACACAGCATTTAACACTGCACTAGCAGCAGATAGTACTAACACAGTATTATTTGGAGGCCTAGTAGCTGCTGAAGGATCACTTGTAGCAGGAGATGTATTAGACCCTGACATGATTGTTAGAGCTAACAGAGTACTTAAATCAAATGGATGGGTTCCAGAATCCGACAAACCATTTGTATTGACAATTCCATCAGTATGTGAAGAAGCATTACTTAAGGACTCTCAGTTTACAAATGCATCAGAATATGGTAGCAATGAAATTGTTATGAATGGAGAAATTGGAAAATACCTTGGAATAAAGGTTATCTCTACAGAACAATGTGGAGCAGCAAGTTTTAACTCACTTGATGGCCATTACTGTTACTTATTCAAAGCAGGAGTAGCATACGGAATAGCATATGGAGAAAAACCAACCCTTCAATTTGAATATGACAAGGAAAGGGCAGAGTATAGAGTATACTTAGATATGTGCTATGACATAAATGTTTTGCAAGGAACAGCATTACAGGTAATGAAAGTTCTTGATGTTTAAGGACTTTTAATTTTTTTTTAATTATTTTTAACCCTCGCCAACTAAAATGTTGAGGAGGTAATACTCGGAGGTAAAAAATGAACAAAAGATTTGGATGGCATTCAGGTACACTTACCTGCAGAAATGCTATTATAAAAAACGATATGACAATTGAAGGAGATATGTCCTTCGGCGATGCTTCTACAGATACTTTAACCGTAAACGGTACAGCAGTATTTGAGAGTACAACAGACTTTGATGGTGCAACAACTTTTACACCAACAGTAGTTGCAGATACAAGTATGTATCCATTAAGAATT